CTTCAAATTGCCATTTTTAACCAAATCCCACCACATAACAATAGTGGCATACTCTTCATCAAGTTCAGCAGCTGCCTTATCGTTCATCAGTAATGGTCTCAATGATTTTTGTTCCCAACAAAGGGAAAGGTTCTCAACGAAGAATGTAACAGTGGAGAGCGCAGCATCAACAATATCAGTAGCACTTCCATGGACAACCTTCATATCGGGCTCCCACACCTTGTATTCCTTCACTGTGAAAGTCAAGTCTGACGCCTCACAGAGCTCCATAGTAACAAGGAGGCCAAGGAGTTTAGAAAAGTGTGAAAATAACTTGTTGTCTTTGACTAATGTCCAATTGTCACGCAAATTCTTCATCATATTAATCCAATTGTCGCTTCCAACAATGTCTTCCTCACCAGATTGGGGTTCAGTTTCAAACAACTCTGAAATATATTCCATAACGTGGCTAGTCATAGATTTATTCATGAATTTGCGAAGATATAGCAAAATTGCCGCTGACATTGCAACATAGTCTTGGCACCCTTGCAAGTTAAAAACAAGCAAGACAATGCCTTCAATTTGTACGAGGAGCTCATCTGTGTAATCAACACCAGCATACTTGGCCAAATCTGTAAAAACAGAATGGAGTGTGCTGAATTCAATACCAGCATGAGGTTCAAATGGTTGATCAACAATTTGATACTCGGACGTGGCACATGGGACATATTCGTCCCACACAAGATCAAGATTTGTCGAATAAGAAGGCGATTCTCGTTTAAGATCACGTTCTTTTCCTAGGCATTTCTGAGAATACCAAGATCTTTTCTTGTGTTTATTTGTACGGGGCGCAGGCCTTTGGCATACCTGCATCTCCTTGTCGCTTTTTCCGTATGTACTCGTCTTTAAAAACTTATTCATAGCAACAAAGATAAAAGTGCGTGCTCAGCAATGAAGCATCACTCAAATGCGAAATCAACAATCTAATTCATGTAAAACTCTCAATACGTCTTATGGCCGAAGCCAGGGTTTTTGAAATACCCCAAACGACGCGTATTGATTGTAGAACAATCCAAAGAAAGCCTACTATAGCTTAATTTCAAATGGCTCATACATCATCATCGGTGCCACCCTCAGAATGTATGTTTTGTACTTCCAGCCGGAACTTACTGGATAAAAATCATGTGTTTAAAGTAACCCTACGAGACGGGTCCACAATCATAAGTCTCACCAACATGAAACTCCACTATAGAGTAAATGACTCTTACATAAGAGGTCAAACTAAATTGCTCAGAATTATCAATTCATGAGCGATTACTAGGGGGTCACCCCAAGGTGTGTCATACGACACAGTATCATAATCAATAGTGGGACAACACTATCTAAATACTAACTACGTTCGTCCACAAATTTTATCTCCCAACAAAGGAGAATGGATATTAATAAAACAACGAATTGATAAATTTCGTTAAAAATAACCACACAACACGTCAAGAATATGACGACGTGTTTATCATTCACGATTAAACTCACTGGCATTGTGAGTTTTAAATAATTGGGTAACTGTTAAGGCTCATTTGAGCCGGCTACAGTAAAAGCCGAATAAAAGTGAAAGTCATGTAGAGAATGCAGTAGCTACGAAAGGGC